CTAGTTCATTTCTGTACGTATAAACAGTATTTTTAAATATTCAAATTTTTTGATGATATTTGGCAGGTGAGTGTTTTTTACTAAAGAAATTGAGGTTGGCTCCAAGGTGGGGGTGGGAAACAAAGCTACTATCACCATAGGACAGCAATCCGCCCTTTAACATAAGTGGGCTTTTAAATCCCAATTAACAATGTTGATTAGGATTCTCGGCTCACAGACGACCTTTTTTGGAATTTTCCAAATAAGTCTCGTAGTCATTATGTTCAGTAAAAGAAGGAGCCTCCGAAACTGGTGGCTCCTTAAACTAAAGAGATCCCTGTAGTTAATTTCCCCAGAATAAAGTTAAACAAGTGCACTGCTGCGATTTCAAATGACGGCTGTGAGCGGTATTTAATCGCTCCGTTTGAAACGGAAGAAGCCCAAAAGACGGGAAATCCCACCTTTAGCTAACATGTTGATTTTACTCATTTCCCGCTCAGGGCAAGAATTCTGGTTCTCTGACAGAAATAAGAGATATCAAGGGGTTGGAAGAAATTATCCAAGTAGGGAAATAACACATCAATAATATAACTCACAAATACAGTTTTAATTTGAAATATATTTTTTATCACATTTCGATAAATTAGCTCCCTTTCCACTTCACAGATTAGGAATATTCTGATCATATATTAAGTAAACTTAATTAATATAAAGGCAATGCAAAGGGAGTTAATAACTAATCCTATGATTTTTATGAATAATAACCTTTATGTAATATATGGATGAGATACGGTAATTTGTGCTTCGTCTTATAGACTTACAATAAAAATTAAGCTAACTTATTGCGCCTTGTGGGGTATAGAATAACAAATGACAACCACTGTATATGATTGCGACAATATGGTCGTAGCCTGTGATACCCGCTGGTCAGTAGATCTTCCTTTAAATGATGGTAAGCATATATTACTCGTTGATAATACTGGATTTAACAAAATAACTTACCGCAAAGGAGGCGTTTTAGTCTGTGCCGGAGACGGTCCGACTATCGCCAAGATGAAGGAATGGTGGTTTGCTGAACACCTTGATGCAGAAGCGCTGCCGGATCTTGAGCATAATGGATATTTCAAAGTATCTATACTAATGATTTCAAGTAACGGTGATAGGCTATTTGATGCTGGCCCTAAAAAAGCTATTCGTAATGAAGAAAATCAACTTCTTCACGCTATCTTTTCTGGGAGTGGTACAGATCATGCCGTCAAATTTTTTACACATTGTGGTTGTGCGAAGTCTTCAGTGGAAGGAGCCATTCTTCTTGATCCGCGTACCGGTGGAGAAGTCAAGTTTTACGAGCTTAAAACAGGCAAAAATAACCTTGACGATGAAACCATGAACTATAATAGTATCATTGAGTCTATGATATCAAAGGGGGTGCTTATGAAAGCAACTGATATGTACATTGCTAATTCTGGTGATGCGGAAGCTGTAGACTGGAAAAATCATCCTCAAGCAAACGATATTGCCAATTGGTTAGCTAATGGCTCTGTGAAAGCGTATGCGCCCACAGGCGGTAAAGACATCGAGTGGTCCGAAGAAAAAAATAATAAAATCAAACAAGCAGCAAGGAAAATTGCTGAACTAGAAAAGACCATGAATAACTAATCATCGACTCATGACTAAGCCCTCCAATGAGGGCTTTTATATCAACAGATTACTCACCTACCTCTGCCTCCCCCTGCCCCAAATTCCACACCGAATCTGCTGGCATAAGGGGCGCGCAGCCCCTATATTATTTTGACTCAGATAATCTTTGTTGCTGATTCCAGATAGAATTCTCTGGCATCTGGACACGGACATCTAAGCGAGTACCTTCGGGAATGTCACAGGGTTCACCGTCCTGATAGTAAACCTTTTCCTCATCGACAATAGCTTTTATCCGCTTGTTCTGGAACCGTTCAGGCAAGTGCGAATGCTGACGGTGGAAGGTCTCAATCATGATACTGCCGTCCTTTTGTACCCTGTCATCAATGTAGATAAGTTCCAGCCCGTTGTTATTCTTCGGCGATGAGATACCGCCATGCACGCCCCATGCGCCATCAGCGTTATAGCCCAGAACGCCAGAGACCTGATAGTGACCGAGGCCGAGTTTGGTGACAATGGCACCCTCGGATTCGTCGTTGGTGATGAATGTGCCATCGGGGAAAATTTGGATGATGGGGGAAGCTTTTTTGATGAACCCCCCTTCGGCTACATATACATTACCATTCCATCCAAGCGCCAAAACATCACCGTGCACCCCTTTTCGAAATATAAAACCAGACCGGTCGATGACGCCCTCTTGAATAATTACATATCCATAATCACCTTGTGAGCCAAAATTCACATCCAGTCCACTATCGTGTTTGATGAGAAAATTACGCCAACCGTCGCCTTTAACCTCCACCCCGTCAAACGAGGCGGGTTGATTTTGGATAACCGCACCTTCTAATCCAATATTTCGCACAAACTCCGCTTTATTCGGAATATCCGCCCCGTTCTGGCGCTTATCCAGTTTCCCCTCCATTGCCGCCTGTAGTGCCCGTATCGATTGCAACGACACGGTTTGACCATTCGGCAAGGTCACGTTGATTGTCCCATTCTGTGACATCCATTTGTCCATATTCTGGAGGAACTGGGTAATATAACTGTTGTTGGCTACCATATGCCGGACACCATCCATGATGGAATCGGGAACCGTGGTCTGAATCTGGTATTTCGCATTATTCAGGGTGACAGCAACGTTATCCGCCAGTACCAGCTCGGTATCCGAGTTCACCGCCTGAATCATGTGGATTAAATTGTTGTTGTCTGACCGGATTAATATAATCTGTCCGGGTGCAACGCCGTTGATATTCGATTTAAATTGCGTGCCCGTGCTGCGGACAATAGCCGAGCCGGACACCGTGGAGATGGTGCCTTGTGAATAGAACATGATAGGTTCCTGAAATAGTCGTCGTTAATCGTAAAGAGCGCAGTCAATATATGGGCTGGTCAGATCCTCTACCCTGACCTCAACAATCAGGGATGTTGCGCCGGATACGGCTGCCGGAATAAATTGTGTAGATTGTCCATTGAAAAACGCAGAGAAAGACGTGTCCCTGTATTGTAGTCTGGGTAGGTCTTCGGGGATATCGATTGTCGAACTCACCCAGCCTGTCGTTTGCATTAACAGGGCGCGTTTCCCCCGCAATGTCATTTGCTGTTTAGTGTTGTATTCCCCGGCAATAGCCAGCGGGTTTGTGTCGCTGGTCAGGACGCATTTTCCGTTCTCATCCCAGACAGCAATCCCCCAGTCGGGAACGGGCTGCGGATAAACCAGGGTAAACAGGTAAATATCACACAACACCGGGGTACGGGCATCCGGCGCTGATAACTCAATATTCCAGCGTCCTTTTTCACTACTGAGTTCACCATACGGTGCATTCCATGCACTATCAGTATGCACGCACATAAACGCCATGCACGGCTGTGTTGTGTTAATGTGCGTGTCTATATGTTCATACCATCGGCCAACGGTGACCGATATTTTCCGCACAAAAGAGAGCGGTGTCGTTTTGGGTGTCCACCACGGAACCCCTTCATTTGTTGTTAAAAATGCGCCCCAGTCCATAGTTCCTCACGCTGTATAATACGCAATCAGCCAACCCTCAGCAGCCACATTGCGCCCGGTTGAAATAATGATTTGATTGTCTCTCACCAAAAACTGGCGTTTTTCATTCGGCCAGCCCCCTGTTTGTGTACACATAAAAACATAAGACAAACGGAGGCCGTCACTCATCGGTTCACGGGGGACAGTCAGTGCGCCTGTCGTCTGCCCACTGGTCAGTTTCATAAATCCCGCATAAAGAAAAGGACGGATGCCGGTATTACGCTGCCGCCCCTGCTCGTCCCACACACCAAAACCATAATCACTCATCGAAATTGTCCTATATACCCCATTGCTGCCCTGACCCGTCCGTTCTGGTCATAACACGCAATTGCCCCATTCGCCCAGCGTAACCCTGCCCGGGAACGCATGTCATTAAATTCAAAAGCGCCAGTGACCGCATTAATCAAAAAGCCCGCCCGGTACTGCACATAGTTTTTTGACCTGATAGCATCAGATAAAATAATTTCCCTGATATAGCCTTTATCAATAAACCCGTCCCTGATAAACACCTGACCATTCTTCACCGTCATAAACGGCTCTAATTTGCCGTTAGCTGGGTTATAGAACGCAATATTATTGGCAGAAAATCCAATATACGACTCCAGCCTGCCGTTCTTAAATTCACCGCTAATCACCATCCCGCCCGCATTATATTTTGTGCCATTGCGGTTAATGGTGATATTCACGCTGTGGATGGCGTAACCGGCATTCTGACTAAATTCCGCCTGCATTTTACTGTTGATAATCGCCTGCTGTTTGCCAAATTGCGCCTGAACCTGTTGTGCCGATTCAGCGACCGCTTTCTGTGTACTGGATATTGCCTGTTTGTTAGTCACCACATCCGCAGCAATTTTACCCACACTATCGTTAGTGTTCCCGATGTGAGTACGGATTTCGGTAAATTGCTGACCAAACGATTTATCCCGTTCAGCTATCGTGGTTTCAACTGTTTTGATGCGGGAGGTATTGGTTCCCAGCTGTGAGTTGATATCTGTGACTCTTTGCGCCCATGCCTCGTTATCGGTTGCCCGCACTTGCCATAACTCGCTAATCTCCGCCTTACTCTCCCCGTCACGCACCATCAGTTCCCGGGATAATTGCTGCTGCGCGTTGGTGAGTATCAGGGCAGTTTCAGCGTTCCAGTTCATGTCAGACTGCAACCGTTTCCCAGCCTCGGCGGTGAGGAACACATTACCGGTTGCCTCCACTATCCAGCTTGTGTCTGTCGAAGACTCGCCCCGGATAAACGCTGTCCACGGGGATTGGTTGCCGGATTTATCCACCAGCCTCGCACGGAACCAAAATGCCACACCGGCCGCCAGTCCCTGCATGGTGTGCGTATGTTGCGGGTAGGGAATATCCGCCAGCAACATCAGCCCCTCACCGTCATTGGTCGGGCTGTACTGGATTTCGGTTTTCAGTGTGTCATCAGTCTGGGCGGCAAAACCCCAATCCAACTGGATACCGAAGATGATCGGTGTCGTACGGAATGCCAAAGGCGCGGGAGGATTGCCTTGTTTTCCCGTGATATTCACCTCCTCAGAAGAGACGAATAAGCTCGGTATATCAAAGGAATTTATGGCCTTGATACGCGCCTGATATCTTCCTGAATAGGCGTTAGGTATCTCAAAACCCAAAGATGCAGAGCGGGGAATGGAGATCCAGTTACCACTGTCTCTGCGCCATTCCCCTACATAGGCAATCGCACCCTCCGCCGCCTCCCATGAGATCCGTACAGTGGTGGTAGATATTCCCTGCTGAACGAATGAAAATCCCGTGATATTGACTGAGGGCGGTGGCGACTGGATGCTGGCCGGAATGACAGAAATAGGACGCTCGTCAATGCGCGCACCTGTGTCTACGCGGGCGTACTTGTCAGGATCATGATAAATTCCGTTGATTTCGAATGTGCCATCGTTGTTGTCCTTGATACCGACAACGCGATATTGCTGAATGAATAAATCATTAGCATCCACAGCCCAGCCTGATTCCGCTCTCGGTGTTTCACTGTAAGCGGTAGTGACCGTCACGACATTGTCATTAATGGCCTGTATGGTTCGACCCTGTGATACACCAGAGGGCAGATTGACCAATAATCGGTCACCGGGCGCGGCCTCTAGTTTGCGGTCTAGGGTGATATTGCGATCATTAACCGACTGAATGCGCCCCCCCATAACACGCCCGGCTCTGTTCTTGTGCGCCACGCCAATTATTTGACCGGGCATGGGGATTTGGCCATCCAGCCCCACACGGAATGAAATCATTGCGTCATGTGAATTGGTCAGGATTGCCCATTTACCCCGGCGTTGCGCCTCACTCTGACGGGTACAGCCAATGGCGGCGATGTCGATTTGATTGATACCATAGCGGCGGATTAAGTTATCATCTGAAACAACTTCAACCTCATCATTGTAGTGGTTGTCTGGATTTGACCAGCTCACCATTGCAACCGTGCTGCGGTTACGTTCACTACCGCCACTGTAGATGAAATCGCCATTAATAACACTGGCCTGAGTAAAGATATATTTGATGTCATCCGGCATGTCCGCTATGGCCACAAACTGGTTAGCTCCCCAGTAAACTGAACCACGGAATATCGCACCAATATCAGTTAGCACCTTATATGCATCTTCGCGAGACTGGATATAGACATCACAGGTAAATCGCGGCTCCATGCCACCTCGCCCATCAGGGACAGGCTGATCGCAGTATTGCGCCACGCGATATAACTCGGTTTCATCAATTTGCGTCCTGTCGATTTTGTCACCGAGTCCGCACAGATCATTCAGTAACAGGTCATACAGCACCCATGCTGGGTTATTGCTGTGCGCCCATTTAAATGTTCCATTCCAGATGCCCGTATATGTACGCAGTTCCGGGTCGTAATTAGATGGCACGCGAATGATGCGCCCCGCTGGTTTACATGAAATCAGCGGCACATTGCCATTAAATAACCGTGCGTCAAATTCAACATACAACAGTGCGGTATTTGGATAGCGTAATTTGGCGTCAATAATTTCAGTGAACGCCATGACGTTCATTTTATCCACAATCCGCTCACTGGTACTGTTCGGTGTTTTTCTGACAACCCGAATAGTCCAGCCTGTTTTTGCATCAGGCAGGTTGATGCGATATGAGCGTTCATACAACGTGGTGGTTTTGGCATCAATACAGGTATCAAAAATAGTCTGGTAGCTACCGCCATCTGTCGATAACTCAATAGAAAAATCAATGCGATAGCCGACCGTATCCGCGTTCTCTTTTTGCATTCTCAATGCAGGCCAGCCGAGACGTACACGAACGGCAGATAATTTTGTATTGGATATATATTTTGTCCAAGGCGCGACGGCTTTTATTTCTGTGCCAATCCGAATTTCATTTTCCGCCGCAGGCATTCCCTTGATATATTCCTGATACTGAGTACCGGGGCGAAACTCCCACCGCACCCCCTCAAAATTGGGCGTACCATCGGGGCCAATAATCGGTGTGTTGTCCAGATATATGTTGGTGCCAGCGAGTCCACCCGCAAATTCCCCTTCCCCCAGTGCCAATAGCACCCGCGCTTTTGCATTGGATTGTATATTATCAGGCATCTCTACCGGTGTTCGTCCACCACCGCCACCTTTCGCCCCTGTTATAGTCATCATTTACCCCTTCCGTTTCTCTTCTTCTTTTTTACGCCACTCTTGGTCTTTTTTTTCGTTCCTGTCTTCGTGTGGTTTTCCTTTTAGGATCTCACCAAAATTGTATTTTCTCTGCCTCTCAATCTGCTCTGTTTGATACTGATCTTCGGTGTAGACGCCAGCGGAAATAATGGCCCCGCCGATTTCGCGCGAACCATAGAGAATAGGAACAGGGTTGCCCTGCGCCGTCGTATTGACGGGGCTGCCAAAGGCGTAACTGGGTTTATTGTCCGGTGATTCACGCATACCCAATCCCGGCGGTTGAGGCGCGAGCATTTGAGAAACTCCGCCCATTGCCATTGATGCGCCTGACGCACCGACAAATAACGCTGTCGAGGCGCTCCAGCTCAACGGGTTCCACCATGCGACCACAATCAGGGCGATACCTAAGACGACATTGAACAATCCAGCACGTTTGCTGCCTGTGATTACGGGCATAATATGGATATCACTGTCACCTTTAGTCATGTCTAGTTCATCTTTGTTGTAGCTCCTGCCACCCACAATGATCGAAAATGTGAAGCCCTGCTTGTGGGCGCTAAGCATGAACGCCTCGAAACCGTTAATGAGTTTACTCATGGCTCTGATAGCGTGCGGGGCATCTCTGGCTGCGTATTCAAATGTGGCGCCGAATTTGGCGTCCAGAACACCATGCAGGTGGATTGTACGAAGTGGGGGATCTGTATAAGTCATATTTCACCTATAAAAAAACCCTCCGAAGAGGGTTCAGTTATTCATCTGATTCGTAACAGTATTCGTACCATTCCTTATCAAAATTAAGATACCAAGATGGATACTCTACATCTTCTATGATGGGGATTTTATCGACAGTAACGAACGCTTTCCAACCGACATATGCACCGAATCCGTTTTTAGCATTCATCTTGCCACAGACAACATTAAAGCGCTTTTTACTGACATATAAGTCTTTAAATAATACCGATGTCGGGTCCTTTACGTCATCGGAAATCACTGATTCTGCGACCTTTCTCTTATAGAATCCGTACAGTCCATTTTGACTGAATATGTCTAATATGCCGGATACTACCAAAATAGCGATTACTAAGATAATCACGTATTTTATTTTTTTCATTATAGTTTCTCTGGTTAGTTAAAAATCACATGTCATCTATTACACATCAGAGAAACTTATCTGGCAAGCACCCGCCATACCTGACCATTCTAATTGTGCGATCTTTCCAATAGCCACCATACGGCACTTTCTGGCTCAACTGCCCATAAAGATGATGCAGTAATAAATTACCCTCCAGTAAAATTCCGGCATGATTGGGTACATCCGCCTGAATCTGCATAAGTACCACATCACCCGCCTGCGGGTCGCTCGTGACTTCAATAAAACCGGCTTTCTCAAAATTCTCCATGTAGAGGTTCTCACCCCGCTCCCACCAAGGATAATTAACCCGATAGTCATTCAGTTCAATGCCGTATTGCTGGCGGTAATAGCTCATAATGAGGCCGTAGCAATCATAAATCCCCAGCACAAATGGACGCCCTGTCAAAGGCAGTTCACCCCGAGGATAGATTGTCCGCAGATCGCTTTCCGGGTAACTCACAATATGCCACGGTAGCTCGGTGAAATCGCACTGCGCCTCATCCAGATCACTGGGCTGAGTGGTTGCGTCCGGGTGACTGTGAACGATACCAGTAATGGTTCCCCACATCGAGGCGGCCAGATAATCGCCGGGATCTAGCTGAAACTGTTCAGTAGGATTGGGGGATAAATTTTTACAGGGCAGGTATTTTTCTACGCGACTTTTTTGAGCGATTACACCGCAACATTCATTTGGGTATTCCCGTTTAGCATGCTCAAATATTGCCGCCAGTGTCTTATCACGCATAATTATCTCCTGATCAGAGACGACGCCGGAAATCCACCGAATGGCAGGGCGCTGTCCTCACCGTGGCGCAATTTACAGGCAATCACAGTGCCGGGGCAGCGGTCTTTACTGGGATCATCAATCGGGTTGTTGTCGATATCAAAATATTTCGTTCCGGCATAGTCACAGCCCTGACCTGTTTTGTACCAACCGCGAGCGCACCACGTGCACACGCCGTGAATTTGCCGGGTGGGAATAATCAGGCCGTCCAGTGATGCCGGACTTGCCAGCTCAAAAACCACGGTCGTATCCGTTTCGGATATTTTCCTGTTCACATAAAACATGAGCTTACGCTCCTGCTGTGGATCGGCGGTAGGGTTACCCTTAGGAAAATTTTTGGCATCCAGATAATGAACAAAAGTATCGTGAATCACCACTTTGGCCTGCACCATGTCGTCAAATTGCAAACATAGCGCGGTGACCGTTCCCTCAATATTGGCGACGGATAATCGAGGGCGGGCAGCCTGCCCATCCGTGGACATCCCCAGATCTTCTATCTGGACAGGCCACGGCTTATATTCCACACCCTGCCACCAGAGGGACTTTGGCTGCGGCTGACTCCCCGCCTTCTTTGCGGCCTCGATCTCACCGGATGTCACGGGCATGCCATGAGCATGAAAACGGAGCACGTCGGCACCGAATTTTGTCCCATCAATCTCATAGAGCCGGACAATATTACCGGCGTCCAATTTTTGTACATCAGCAGTAAACACGATTATCCTCCGCTATGGCGCGTGCGCTTCAATGAATTCGGTTGAAAGGGCATAGGTTTTGTAGTCAATCGCCTGATATTTGTAACTTTCACACCGGAACAAACCTTGATCTGCAAGCGGTGGCTTCCAGATGAATGGCGTATGGCCTGTGTGTCGATCAAAGAATGCGATAATTTCAGCGATGTATTTTTCATTGCCGACAAAATCAACGCTCCACCTCATCGATTTGGGATTAATTCCCGCGCCAGAGACCTGTTCATATCCGTCGCCGAACTTAGCCTTTCGGATCGCAAACTCAACATTGGAACTGGCATTCACTCGTGGCAGCCATTTAAACGTTTCCATTATCGCCCTCTTATCACTTTGTTGATCGCGCCGCCTTGTCGCAAATCTCTGTCACGTTCGGCGTAATAAACTTGGGCGACAGCCTGAGCAAAGCGACGCCCGAACGCTTCGTTGTCGCCGCTTGTTGAGGAGCTTTCTGTTTTTCCGTCTGTGATGTAGACATTGATATTTGTATTATCCTTGCCTCCCAATCCCTTTGGGGTGATCGCCCGAACGCCCAGATTGCCGTCGCTCATTCTGTCCAATGGCATGATAGCTTCGGGACCCGCCTCTCCCATCAGTCCTGCACCTTTGGCGAAAGCAAACATGGTGGGACTACTGACAATCTGCCCGCTGTACTGGCTTAAATTGGCTGACTGGTAAACGCCCCCTTTGGCGTTCTTGGTGAACATGGAGGCAAAGCCGCTGAACATTCCACCACCCCCCCCCATCGACTCCATGCCTTTCATAATGGTACTGGTGATCAGTGCCTGTGCTGCCATTTTAATCAGACTCTTAACCACATCCTGCGCCAGAGACGCGAACAGCTCCGACATCCCTTCCCGCAGGGATTTGCTCCCGGTCAGGAGGCCGGTGATCATGTTTCCCATTCGCTCCTGCGTGGTTTCAAACATCGTGACAGCAAGTGACTGCAACTCACCCTGACTCGCAAAGACCTGTTTGGCAGCTTCAATACGTTTGCTGTCCGTATCGCGTTCGGCAGCAAGAATAAGCTCACCTTTACGTTGCTGGGTTATCACATCCTCGTCAGCGTAAGCCTGATAAAGGGCTTTCTTACGTTCCAGCTGGTTTTCAATATCCTGAATCGGATCAACATCGCCCAATAGGTCATTTTTCGCAGAAACCGCATACTGCTGGCTGGCCTCCGCCTTGCCTCTCACCTCGTCTTTCCAGATTTCACTTTTTCGGTAAGTGTACTCGGCGGGTGACTCAATCTGACCATTGGCCTTCTGCCGCTGGAGTTGTTCGGTCGCCTCCTGAGTTCTTTTGGCAACATGGCGGAACGGATCAGCCTCAATAGCAGCCTGTAAATCCTGATAACGCTGCTTGGCTTCTCCCAGTGTTTTATTGAGTCTACCAATTTCGTCGTTTTGTTCTTTTGTGAAGTTTTTACCAGATGCCATTGAAGCGGCGAATAGCTCGGCAGCTGCGTTACCTTCCTTATAGCGAATCGCTTCTGTTGTCAGTTGTGTGTTAAGTTCGGCTACTTTATTCGTGTAATCTTCCACTGCTTTTGCAGCTTTCCGGGCGGCGCTTTCTGCCGCATTTCGGGCTTCTTTGGCTTCGGACTCTCTTTTTCTCGCGGCCTCCTCATTATCGTAGCTCTGCATACCCATTCTTATGTAGCTGTCCGCATAGGGCGCGGGCAGGTTGTTGTTTTTCGCGTCAAGCTCTAGTTGTTTCTGTTGTTTCTCCCGCCCCGTATATTTTGATAGTTCTAATCGGTCAACCTGTTTATCCATCATTGACGACTGAGAAGCAGACAGCTCCGGTGCTTTCATTGCGCTGATAAGCAGATTGATGCGGTTAACTGCTGCCATTGTGTTTGACGACACTGCACCCATGTTGTTAGCGAAAGCCAGTGCACGGGCGGCTGCATCGTCCAACTTGCTAGTACCGAAAGATAACGCATTGTTTGTTTTTTCAGCTATACTGGGGACTTTGTTAAACTCAGCAACAATACGTTCCGTTGAATACTGGCTGTTTTTGCTGGCGATCAAGGTTTCGTCCACTTTCGACCTGAATTTTTCTTGCAGGGCAACCAGTGCTTCATTTAATTCAATACTTTTCGCTTCTCTCTCGTTTATCTTCTCTTTCAAAACGAGAATGGCTCGCTCTGTGCCCGCAGCAGTGCTTTTAAAGTATGTGGGGCTTTGTCCCCATCGGGCAGCTTGACCGGATGAATTTGCTAAGAATTTAGCATCGTTAAGCTGAGACTCTTTGACTTTAAGATCTGTCTTTAATGCATCTAATTCATCTCTAACCGCTCCGATGGCATTTTTTATCTTCTTGGTTTCGTCATCCAATTGGATGAGTGATAACGCTCCTAGTTTGTCTTTGATGGTATCGATGGTGTTCGCATACGCCAGTGCTTCTTCTTTAGCCTGCCTCTGGTTTTGGTACAACATGTATGCCGCGGCGGATGCCATAACCAGCACCCCCGGCAATCCACCAACAGCACCGAGCAGTGCGCCACCCATTCTTCTTCCGAGAGAGGTCACCGCATTCAGTCTTGACTGAGCCGCTGTTCTGGCCGCTATACTTTGCGCAACAACGGCATGGGCTTTTGCCTGTGCTTCTATCGCGCGGTTTAATCTACTCTGAGCGGCGGCAAATTGTTGCGCGTTGGTGGTATGAAGCAGTGCTGAACGCGCCGCCAGTACATGGCGCTGAGCCTGACGCTCGGTCGCTCTCGCATTTTCCACCTGGATACGAGAATTGTGGTAGGCCTGATTGGCGTTATTTATCTCCGCTTTTGTGTTTTGGATCAACGCCGACGTTGAGGCGTGAATTGCCAGCGTCCTGTTACCCAGCGCTTTTGCCCCGAACAGACCAGCGACTACCATGCCCGCCGCCGCGACATCGTTGATATTTTTAGACAAGTAATCCAATGTCCCGGCGAGCACGCGGGTTGTCCCTGTAGCCTCGTTAGCCCCGCCCACCCACTGCATAAAGGCATTCTGAACGCGGGTTAACGATTTCTCGACCGTTGCTCCCATTGAGCCGCCTTCCGTTTTCAGTTTCTCCAGCTGGCTCAACAAGGCGGGAATGACTTTTTCCATCGTCAGCAACCCGTTATCCGCCATGCCTTTTAATTTCGTTCTGGCAACCCCCATGCCATCCGCCAGCGCCTGAATGATTCGGCTGCCGTTCTCCGCCATTGCGTTAAATTCTTCCCCGCGCAGCACGCCGGACGACATCGCTTGCGAGAACTGAACCAATACCGAACTGGATTCTGAGGCACTCGCCCCTGATATCCTCAGTCCCGTTGACAGGACTTCCGTCATATTGACGATATCCTGCGAGGCGTATTTCAGTGCTCGCATAGGGGCGGCTGCACGGGCAAAGACGGTGGCATTGGCCTCAAATGACGTGCCGGTTTTCTGACTCATTTCCATGAGTAAACGCTGGCTGTTCGCCAAGTCTACACTGGATGACGTTGCCAGCTTTAAACGGGCATTTAAGTTTGTCCATTTGTCCGCCGTTTCAACCAGTTTATTGGTTGCAAAAATGCCCGCAAACGCCCCCGTCAGGCCAATCGCGGACGCTTTGACAGAAACCAGTTGGTTATTCAGATCCCGCAAAGCAGCGCTACTGCCCCGGACGGCAGCGGCGGAGCGCCGGTTACCACCTTCCATCACCCGGTGATAGCTTTCCCCCAGACGGGCGGCCTTGGCAATTTCACTCTGGTATGAGCTTGAATTCGCCGATATTTTTATAATAAGTTCGCGGAGTTTTGCCACAATGTCACCTATGTGAGGTTAGCAAAGAAGTCTTCAAAGTCGTCTCGTTTCTCTTCGTCTGAATCTCCCCATTTAAGCAGTGCGTCGCTCAAACTGATTTTTGCGCCCTGTGATTGATAGACCGCAGAGGCGATTTGTGCCGCCTGAATATCGCCTCTGCGGTCGCTGAGGGGGCTGGTACGGTCGTAAGCCATCCACAGCATTAATTCACTGGCGCTTAACCCGCCCTGCAGCTCAGACAAGGTTTTACCCAGTCGCAAAGCAAGTGTCAGCATGAAGGAGGTCAATGGGGATCTGACTTTTTTTCAGCTTCGTCACGGTCAGTCACCAGACTGAGTGCCTGATGCAACAGACGGGCATGCGCAGGGGCGTAGATTTTCATCACCTCATCGGTGTCCTCCGGCGTGAAGACCGGCACACCCTGCTCATCACACAACACCGCAATAAAGAGCGCGACATCGGCACGGGTATTACGCAATACCTTCTCTGCGACCGACAGAGGTGCCTCCTCCTCGGTTTCCGGCTGCATGATCTCATTCCATGCGACCCATGCGGCGGCAGAAGGTTCACGCAGGATAACCGTGGCGTTATGCCACTCTTGTACGGTCACGGTTTTGGTGCGAAACCCCAGACGCGGGGTTAACGCCAGTTGGCGAAGATTCATGGGATTATCCTTTCTGGGGTGATGTTGATTTTTTATTCAGCGGCGTTGGGCGCCCTTTCATGCGCAGGGTGAATGAGGCATTCACGATGCCGTTCGCGGCTGCGCTCCATGATTCCTGTCTGACCTCAGCCAGAAAGGTGTAGCCATTACCACTGGGGAACTGGACGCGGAAAGCATAGGCGTGGTCGGTGTTGTAGGCCAGACGCAGGATGTCCTGCCCTTCCTCTTCGGCTGTCCAGTGCCCGGAAAGGGTGATTTCAGCGGGTGCCGCCAAGCCATTAATCATCTCCTGTTCGCGGGAGCCGAGCGTGGTGACCTCAATGTCACTTTTTTGACCGCCGGTGTAATTAATCTCTTTCACTGAGGTGTCAATAGCCACCCATTTGATAAGGGTGTTCGTGGCATCATTCGTCGCTTCGGCTGAAACCGATAACGACGTCTCAAGGGTCTTTTCAAATTTAGCCATGGATTTATCTCCGGCAGGGTTCAGTAATAAAGGGTTAAGTGTAGATTTTGCCTGTCATGGTGGCGCGGTAGAGTTCAGTGTCATACTCGAAACTGTTCTCACGTTCCACTTCGACAGGTTGTAGAGGTTTGATGGCATTAAATGCGTCGTCACAAATCTGTTCAGCGCGCTCAATCGTCGTCGCGTAGACATCAATCTGAATTCGCGTCATTTTCACGGAGTGACCACTCAGCACATCAGTGTAGAGGCTGTACGTGGAAAATATGCACCACGGGGAGTCAGAACCTCTTTCGGTCGGCGGAATTAAGTAAGGAAAAACCCGGCCGGGCAATACGGGATCTAACCGTTTAAACAGGTCGCCATCTTTCATTTTGCCAGTACCTCATCAATGGCTTTCAGGGCAATGTCAAAAGCGACGTTGGCGGCTTCGTCAGCTTTAGCATCAAACGTCGGATCAATAAACGGCTGCGGGGCCATTTTCGACGTGCCTTTTTCCAGAAAGCGCCAGTAGTAGGCGTTGCGCGGGTCGTTTTTCTTCATGCGGGTATCACTGTTCGTGCCGGATTTATTCGAACCGCGCACATAGACACCGGAAGAAATTGAGCCATCCCGCTGTTTTCGTCGGTTGACCGCCATGATATTTTTTTTGAGTTTGCCGGTTCTGACCGGTGCCCGTTTACGGGTTTCGTCACGCAGGATTTTCGCCCCCGCGTAAGTGCCTTTGCGCAAGACTTTGTCGCTTTCGGCTTTACTGAGCAACTCCAGATCTCGCGATAATTCGCGAAACCCCGAAAAATCCACTATCGTCATTGTTTAACTCCCTCCTGACAAAGCAGTTCTAACAGGGTTAACTTATTGTCCGGCATCACCGCCTGAATCGCGTACGTGTTGCCTTTGAAAATGATCTCCATCGCGGCATTGATATCACTGCGATAACGTATCCAGAACCGAACGAGGCTTTCAGACAACACCGCCTTGGATGCCACCAGCTCTCGACCGCTAATGAATTTCACCTCCGCCCAAACCGTCGCCACGGTGTAACGCTCTTTCATTACGCTGCCCGATGGTGTTCGATGGGTGCGGATACCCTGAATGTTAATTCGATGGCGAAGCCTGCCAATGTCCATGATTTACCTCACAGGCTGTAACGTTTATAGGGTTGCAGTAATGCCTTGACTGCAAAAGGAATGATTGCCGCCGACTGCCCCACAACAACCGCTGTCCGATTCTCATACCAGTGCCCGATCAGCAATAATATGGCCTGAGTAACGGCCTCGTCTAACACCAGTGCGTTATCCGTCGCCTGAGCTGGGGTTATCTCTTCTTTCGGTGTGTGCAGGGTTTTTCTGTCGGTGTAATTCAGGACATAGTGAATGGCGGCGTTTTCGTATTGCCGGAGCAGTGCATCATCAGCGGGTGAGTCTATCCGGCAATGATCTTTAATCATTGAAAGGGGTATCATCCGTCACCTGTCATAAAAAGGCGGCCTGTGACCGCCGTCAGAAGTGATTAACCTTTGGCTGTTGCAGGGGCGGTAAAATCACCGTAAATGAAAGCCTCCGGGCGTTTTACCACCAGCGCGAGACGCTCCTCACAACGAATAGAAATCATGTTCTTGCCAAAGTCGTCTTCATTTTCGCTGGAAATAACCACGTTCATTTGTTCACGGTCAAAAATCTGCGCGGCGGAATCGAAAGCGCCTACCAAGAACTTGCCACGGAAAGCCGCCACATCCGTAGCAATGACGGGCAAACCCCACAAGGTGGGCGTGGTGTAGCCTTGCGGATTAGACAACAGGTAACGCCCCATGCCATCCTTAATCAGTTCCACTGTCGCCCAGTCAACAAAGTGGGTCACAATCGCAGACGGTGGAAGCAGTGCTAATTGCGCCTGCAACATCGCCAGCCGGATATCATCAATGGCGGTCGCTTTCTCCACCTTGATTTCCGCCTTGTACTGACTGGCCTGCGGCACAATGCCCTTAATATTGCCGTTCGCCCCGTCACCAAACAGAATCTGCTGCTCTTCCACAAATTTCAGGCCGTAGCGCATTTCACTGTCAATCAGGGACTTTAGCTGCCCGAAATCGTCCAGCACCTGCTTGGATGCCTTGAACATATGCGCCAGTGTCGCCACAGGGGTAATTTGCGTGGCAAACGCAATATCACTGTAGGGCTTTGCGGTGCCCTCAGGTACGGCAGCCGCTTTGTTGGTAAACCCGGTTTGCTGTACCCAGAAGATGGCGTTAGAGGTGGTCGTCCCGCCGGCAATCAGATCGCGGATAAACAGGCGGTGCTTGGGTTTTACATCAATCTCTGGCAGGCGGTGCGGCTCGATAACGCGGTCAGGCAATTGGGGTGTCGTCAAGGCCGCCTGCACCGGCACGGGGATACGACGGTTAGCGGAAATATTGCCGTTCACCTCTTTCATCAGTTCAGCGGAAATCACCTGCTGCCCCAGTGTCTGCGCAACGTGTACCGCATTTTTCAGCGGCATTTGGGCGACATGTTGCTGCAACTCACCCAGCTCTGCCTTGAGGGATTTTTCCGCTTCACGCAGGGTGTTCAGTTCGGCCGCCATTTTGTCAACAGATGCCTTGGTTTCAGTGGACAGGCCGCCGACCTTCTTCGCTTCGTTCAGGGCTTCTTCGGCCTTGGCGTTGAACTGGCTGTTGGCCGTTTCGATTTTGGCAGACAGGTTTTGTAACATTTCAATCGTATTGGACATAATTAGATCTCGGATTATAGTGAGTTGGGTATAAAGTTGTTAACAGCGTTCGCCAGTTCGGTTAGGGCTGCTTCGTTGATGTCATCGGTAGCGCTCGGCATACCGTTATTGCGGGTCGTAGCGCCCGGCGTACTCCCGTTTAACGCGTTAATCAGTCTTCTGCGTTCTGCACGTGGCACGTTGGATTTCGCCAATAATGCATCCAGTTTACGCATGGCGGCCTGCGGGCTGTCGTTGCCGTCGTCAACCACATCAGCGGCTAACAACCCATCGGCAAAACCCTGCGACAAGGCGTCGGTATGGCTAATGAAAGTTTCATTATCCATCATGTTGGTAATGGTATCTTTGTCGATACCTGTCCGGGCGGAATAGATATCTACCAGCGAATCATCAAACGGTTTGAGTGCCTCTGCGACCGCGATTAGGTCATTTTTATTGCCACAACAACATGTCCATGCGTTATGGATCATCAGGAATGCGCCGCGACCTATGTTAATTTCATCGCCTGCCATCGCGATAATCGAGGCAGCAGATGCCGCGAGTCCCAGCACGTTAACCGTGACTTTCCCGCTGTGGTTGCGCAACAGGTTGTAAATGGCAATACCCTCAAACACATCGCCGCCCGGACTGTTGATATTGACGATGACATCCTGATTACCGATTGCCCGTAATGCCCCGGCTACCCGCTTGGCTGTGACCCCCTCATCCCAAAAACTCTCGCCGATCACATCGAGAATAGAGAGGGTGTTATCCGTATTCGCCGCTCTGATCCCGCCGTTCCACTTGTCGAGCGCTAGGGGTCTTACGTCGTTGAATGCCGCATTCAGCGGCCTGCCCTCCGGCGCAACGGGCATGTTGTGTTTAATCATCATGGTTGTTATCCTCTGGCCGCGGTGTTTTCTCTTGCTCTTCCCCTAACAGATCTATCGGGGTCAGGTTCAATTGCACCGTGAAGACGTCACCGCCCTCAATCGGCGGCAAATTCTCTTTGCGCCTGACTTCATTACGGCTCATCCAGGCGTTTTGTAACGCGGTGGCATAGTAAGACGCCCTGCCCCGGCTATCAGCACGCAGCAACCCTTCCACGTTGAATTCAGCGTAATAATCGCTGTCGGAATCGAGCAGGCAACGCGATATTTCCTGTTCGATATTGACCAGCAACGGTCTGAGTGTGTGGGTCAGGAACTGCATGTTCATCCCTTCCAGTGACGACGCCCAACTGGATTGCTTCGTTGAGTGGCCTACCATCACGGGGGGCACCCTGAACCAGCGGCAAATCTCTTCCACGCTGTACGAGCGGCTTTGCAACAACTGGGCGGTTTCCGGGTTCATCGTGATGTTCTGGTAAGTGAGATCAGCCGGCAACACCATCATTTTTCCGGCGTTTTTTGACCCCGTGAAGGTGGTAATGTGTTTTTGAATGGCATGAGTTTGCTCTTCGGTTAAATCCGTCCTCGCTGAGATGAAGCCGGAGCTTTGCAGTCCATTCTCAAAGACTTTTGCCGCCGCTTCATCCGTGGATAACGCAGCACCGATCACATCACGCCCTGTTTTAATCGGGATCAGTCCGCTCAACCCGTCGATACCAAACCCACGGATATGCATCATATTTTTGGGCGGGATAGTCCGGCGTTCGCCTTGGTTTTCCCCCGCACTGTCGGCGTACGTGTATTCAATATCACCGCTCGGGAGCCGCTTGACGTTCATGTTTTGCGGTAACAGTGGGATCAACGCGACCAGTTTGCTACCAATGAATTTTTTTTCGATGAACGCGTTACCCCGCAGGCAGAGACTGGCGACCACGGTTAACATAAACCGGGATTGCGTCATCTCCAGATTGGGGCGGTTGCATAATATCGGGTAAACAGGGTGATTTTTCGCCAGCTTTCGCGAGCCGTCATCATTCGATTGGTAGATTTTTAATGGCAGTGTTGACACGGTTTCACTCAGCAACCGGACGCACGCCCAGACCGTGGACAATTGCAGGGCTTTATCTGCGCTCACCGTCTTGCCACTACTGCTTACCCCGATCCATTCCTGCCAGAAAGAACCGTCTAGCAGCCCTATCGGCACCCCCATCCAACTCAGGAGGGCGCTTTTAATCTTGCCTATTTTTTTCGCCATTTATACCCCCACTATAATTGGGTTCTTGAGGAAGGAATCGAGGCCGGAGGTGCTTTTCGCGTTATTCAGTGCCCCCGCTGCCATCACCAGTGCGATCATGCCATCCATACGCCCTGTCGATTTATCTTTCGCCAGCTTCCGGTTTCCAGCGGGATCTTGTTCAACCACCGCGTTCGCGGCACACATGGTTAATACGGGGTGGTTGGCGTGGTTAATCTGTCCCTCCAGTAATAATTGCTCCGTTTTATCCATCGCCGGGGACATCTCTTTGTAACCCTGCCCGAACTGTTCCATTTTCAGGGATAAGCCGACCCGTCTGGCTTCCTTCTTGAAGATGTCGATCCGCCATCGGTCAAAATTAAGCACGTCGATATCAAATTTATCTGTAATTTCAATCAGTTCTTTCACGATGTATTCATAATCCACCGTTGCCCCCGGCGTGGTACGCAGAAAGCCTTGCTTCTTCCACACATCGTAAGGCACGCGATCCGTTTTCGCCCTGTCCAGCAATGTCTTATCCGGCGTCCAGAAGAACGGGTGAACGTTCCATTTGCCTGACGCAGATTTGCCGATAATCACCAGTGCCGTGAGGTCTTTTGCCGCTGACAAATCAAGCCCGGCGTAACATTTGCCGACGATAGGCTCCAGCTCGCCAGCACAGGCCATCCACGTATTGCGTGAAATGAACGGCGACACCAGCGACACCCGCTGATTTAATACCAGATTACGAAACCTGTTCTCTTCCGACGGCATCCGCGCGGCACGTTTGGCCTGCCCTTCAACCTCTTCCAGTGACAGAAAGATATCCAGCGCAGGATTGGCCGCTTTCCACGCGTCAGGGTCGGTAATTTCCAAATCCATCGGCGCAGAGTGAACATGTGACACAATTTTTGGATCGTTAGAATGGGCGGCATCGTCCAACCAGATGCTGAGTAAATCAGCGTCCGTGGGAGCCTGTGTACTGATAGCGACCAGTAACGGACGTTTATGTGCGCCCTGTGAGGTCGTGATGGCATCAATAAAATCGTTTTGAGGGCCTTTGACCTGCCCGACTTCGTCGAGTATCGCCAGCACCGGTGACAGTCCGTGAGTCGTTTTACCGTCAGCGGATAATGCCTTGTACTCGACATTACAGGGCTTGCCAATCAGGCGTTTGCTGCTGGGTATGATGTGAATCAGTTGCTGTAACCGGGGGTTCAGGTTAATCATCTTTACCGCCAGATTGAAGACAATGGCGGCCTGATCGCGGCTCATCGCTCCGCTCACTATCTGTGAATTCTGTACCGCCTCGGTGCCAACCAGATGTGCCAGCAGAATGCCCGCAATAAGGCCGGTTTTACCGTTCTTACGGGCAATCGACAGGTACGCCGTGCGTGTCCCGTGGGGATTATCGTAGATGTCCAGAATAAATTTTTTCTGGAATACCTCCAGTTTCATTGGTTTACCCAGCAGTACCCCTTCCGGCACAATGCAATAACGTTCGATAAACGCGATAACCTTCTCACCGCGTGATAATTTACGGGGCATCATTTCTCCTTAGTGCCAAGGTGAGGCCAGCAAATCATCGTCCTCAACATCACCTAGCAGGGTGCGCGCTTCGGCATCATTCCGATTTTTGTTGCGCTGGTCACGACTCTCACCATTGGTGGCGCGTGAATGGATTTGCAGGCCGGAACGCTGGGCGATAATCACGCGGGTTAGTTCCAGTTTGTACTTGCGGTTTTCTTTGATGGCTTTCTCGTCACGCGTATCGGCATAATCCGACTCCAGTTTGCGCAGGTAGTGACTGACTGCCATCAGGGCGTATTGGTTATTCGCCAGACTGACCGCCTCGATAAGGTCAGATGGCGTCCACAGATTAAGGGCTTTTGTGCGAATGTTATCATTGTAGAAGTCAATGGCTTCCGGCATTAAGCCTGCATGCGCCGGGGGTTCTATGGTGTCCTGAAATGCATTGACAATCGCCTGCATTTTGCCTTTAAGGCTGTCAGAACGCGTGCGCTTTGTCATTGACAGCCTCCTTTCAATGTCAAGTGTTTTATGTCTTTTTTTTGTTAAAAAACTGCGTTAGCGATATCTTTGAGGGACGGCGGCGGTCTAATAGTTTCCAATCGAAACTTTTTACCCGCCCTCCGTGATGATTTTGTGAGAAATCATTTCATTTGTTTTATTTCCGTTTAGCCTAAAATTTCATTCCGTTATTTATTCCAGTGTGAGTTGCTATCCAGCGGGTAACCGTTCGCATCACAACCAACTTCTTGATTATGCTTCTCAATGCGTTGCTTCGTGGAGTTATGGTGCGACGCACACAGTGATTGCCAGTTCTTTCTGCCCCAAAATAAACGCTGTGCCACTTTGATTGCGTCATTGTCATTGGCGTTAATGGCGTCTTTGAGTTTATGCGGGACAATGTGATCAACGACTGTGGCCGCCGTCAATCTGCCCTGTTGTCGACACATCACACACAGGGGATGTTGTTGCAGGAAGGCCAGCCGTGCCTTGTTCCACTTGCTGCCATAGATACGGGGTTGGGACATGCTCTTTCTCCTGCGTTCCTGATTGGTCATTTGACTACATTGTTATCACGACTCAATGAATCATGATGGCAATATAAGCCGCTATTCCGGCGAGACCACCAATACCAAAAACCTATACAAACCTCTATCAAGCACCCGAAAGTGGATGCTTTGCAGAATTTTGTATTCAGTTTAATGTTCGTTCTATTTGCTCTGGTACAATTGCGGAGCAATTGCATCAAGCCCTCTTGCTCTTCGGCTTTTCAGTCGAATACTTACTCGCCCATGCCTTGGCGATGCTCAGGCAGTCGTCAAACAGTTTGCCTTTTCTGCTGGCTGACGCTGAGCGACGATAGTGCTCTTTTGCCCTGTCACTTGCCATACCTGCAATAGATGAAGAAAAGCCGAGCTTGATTAACTCGGCCTGTACGTTCTTCTCGATAAATTGTTCGTGGTTCATGCAGGCTCTCCCTCGTCGGGGAACTCGTCAAGTCCGGGCAATGTAAGTTGGGATAACTCAAGAATGGCCTTTTCCGCCTTGCGAATCTTCTTGAGGTGACGCTTACGTAAGTTCATTAAATCACTGCCTTTGCGACCGAAGTTGTCGAATGACCACTTATTGGCAGCCACCAGACGATTCTGCATTTCACCAATAGTCAGCTCTTTGAGGCTTTCCATATCCATCAAGGACAAATCTCGTGGCTGACTTTCCTTTTCTATTAAATCCAGCACCCATTTACGCAGTTCCTTTGCTACAGGAGTGTCAGCCAACATCCCTAACAGATAGAGTCCACGCAACGAAAAGATACGAACCCGCGTCTTCAAATTTCTATAAGTAATTGATTCTTTCGAGGTCATTACAACAGTGACCTCGGTCATGGCTGGAGTAAACTCATCGGAATTGGCGTTATACAGGTTGGTGACTGATTTGGTTTTGGCGTAATCCAATAACTGAGCAACTTGTTTACCCGTAAACCAAATCTTCCCATCGCCATTGTCAAAAGGGATCACTTCTTTTTCTTTGAAAGTTAATACTGTACTCACGATGCTTATCCTTACTTAGGTAATGAACCTTTGCCGCATAGGAAATCAGCCCATCGAGTAGCATCAGTTTTAGCTGATCCCTCAAAGGCTCATTCCTAAATAAAGGCTCGATGTTTAGATTGGCGCTGCGGTGCGCGGTGAAAATAAAAATGCCACCAGCCCGTGTGCGTTGGGTACGCGATGGGAACGGGTGGCAGCATGGGTTATTTCTTTAACCACTCAAGGGAATGGGTATAGGAATAAAAAAGCCATCACGCGAGGTGGTGGCTTGGGGTTTAATTTGATGGAATTACACCTGATTGAAATCAGGGTTATTATGAGATCTTAAAGCTAGCTGCCACTAGTGAGTAATCATCAATCGGCGTGGCTTTTTCAATTCGTTTTTGTAAGCTGGAAGCAAATCTGACTGGATTACGCAGAGTATTATCTGAAAATCTTGGTCGTTTTTCCCAGAAATAATGTGCACCATCAGACATAATGTATAAATCCAATGCTCCATCAGCATCAACAATCTCAGAGAGAGAGTAGTGAGTCTCTTGATATTTCAGGTCAATAACTTTTGAGAGGGCTGATGTCAGGGTGTTTTTCCCTTTCATTCCTTTCAGTTCTTTCTTTGTGAATAAACCTTCATTAATCAACTCTTGATGCTGAGTATGGTCTGTTGATAATTGAACAAGCTTCCTTCCTTTTCTTGCGTAAATTCTTGTGTCTCCAATATGTCCTATATACAAACTATTCTTGTTGATATAACAGAATGTCAAAGTTGTCGCGGCTCTACGGAAATTAGCATTACTCTCAGAAAGCTTAGATATATCCTTTTTTATTACAGAAAGCATTTCACCTATATTTAAATCATCCCCAATAACGCTATTTGATAGGTGTTTTATGGCCATTTGAGAGGCTTCAAGTGCTCCATCATACGCTCCAACACCATCCGCGACAGCCATTATATATCCGCCACCTGCAATCTTAGGAGGCATAATGGAGTCTTGATTACCTCGTGTAGCGCTTTTCCCCAACGAAAAGAGTCCGCAGTTCAATAAGGTAATCATTGGTTGTTCTCCTTAATGATTTTCTCAAAATCTATCAGCATATCCGAAACTGAGTTATACCTCATTGCTGGCTTATGGGCTGTACTTTTATGAATAAAATCATCTATTCCTTTTAATTGCCCGATTCCAACTTCACCGATAACTACACCAAGAGCAAAGATATCTGTTTTTTCATTATAAAGGCCACTATAGACTTCAGGTGCCATATATTTATGAGTCCCCATGACATCACCAATATGACTCAATACCTCAGATTCCGCTACGTTATCTGAGTTCTTTACCAAACCAAAGTCAGAAACTTTATAGATACCATCGGGGAATTTAAGAATATTCGCAGGCTTCAAATCCCTGTGCCAGTATCTTTTTTCCTCATGCATGTATCTAACTCCATTAAGTATCATTTTAATAATACTTATTTTTTCAGTCGATTGGAGTTGCCCCTTGCTAAGCTCGCTTCCTAAGTGGTTCTCTGCAAGATCAGTGATAAACCAAGGGTTATTGGCAGATAAGTGGTGAATGTAAATTGGTGCTACATTTGAATGATTACAAGAAGCCTGATACTTAGCCTCTCTTTGAAATCTACGTTTCCATTCATCGATTGTAAAATTTTCAAGTAACTTTTCATCGGCGATCGATAATACCTTCCTAGCATAGTTACCACATTTATTATTATCAAGGCTGTAAAGTTCCACCTCTTCTACATACCCGAAACCACCTCTTCCAATTACTCGTATCGGATTTATAAAATAATTACTTCGCCTTTCCATATCTTCATCCTTTGCTTATGTTGCCTTTTTATGGGGCAAAATCTATAAGCAAAGAGAGGAATACTCCATTATTTCTTATATTAACTATCATAATAGTGGAAGGTTGTCACAGTTTTTACATCATATTTAAACTTACCCTCACCGACCCCACATTCTAACCTACTCCTGCCACCCCAGTATCATTTGCTCTGGGGTGGCTGGTTATTATTTGCCATCTGATTGTTGCCGATACATCATAATAACTAAACTACCTTTTGTAGCGACACGTACAGTTTGATTATCCTGTAGCTGGTCGAGTTTAAATGCATCATACAGCTCGTTAACAGCTTTTTGCCTTCGCTCTTCCTTGCGGCGATTGTAATAGGCACTGACCAGTAGGCCGCCCAACCAGTTCATCGCCTTAACCAAAATATACAGGTAACCCATTGCCATGAGACCGCCTGTCATATAGCCAATAATCATCTCACCCATTATTTCCTCTGCATTCAGCCTTAACATATTCCTGCAAATAGCTTAATTTTGCCCGGTCGTTGATGATACCTTCTCGGATATCGAGAACAGTTGATCCAGTTTCTCCAGTGAGTTCGACGGGGGTTGCATCGCCCACGCCGCCGGCGGTAACGGTTTCAGTAAAAATAATAAAGGCCGCCTAAGCGACCACTATATTATTCAGCGACATTTTGTTAATCTGCTTCAAGCTTATTCCTGCTTTTACTTTGCATTTCAATATATTCTTGTAAATATTTTATTTTTACTCTATCGGTCATAATACCCTCACGAGCATCAAGAAGAGTTAAGGCAGCCACTTTAGTAAGAGCAATATCAGTTTCCCCATTTACACAATAAGAATAAGGAGAGATGTGTTTCTCTACTTTTTCTTCAGAATTCAAGTTTGGCAATTCAAGCGCAGATATCGAAAATACTTGATCTAACTTTTCCAGTGAGTTTGAAGGAGGTTGCAGTGCCCATGCTGCTGGAGGAGGGAAAAGAGCCTTTACTTGTTTTTCATTTGATTTATATTCTGTAATTACCTCAGATAATTGATTACCAGAAACAGACAATGCACCTAAAAATCCTATTGCAGGAAACCATAATATTACAAAAAATATATTAGAATATTTCGTTGATGATACTTCTCTACGCACCTCTAAAAAATCAGACTTTATTATATGAAATGCAATAACCAAAAGCCCCATTAAAGAAACAATACTCAAAGAGTATAATACCATCCATAAAACACTTACTTTTTTTGCTCCAATGAGCATCTCACCCATAAGATATGAGCCAGTGACCAAAACACACATCGAGGCTAACAGAGAAATTACATCTTTAATTTTCTTATTTATTATCTTTATATCATTATTTTCTAAAGCTTTATTTGAAAGCATACACCCACCTCTATAAGATAAGATTTTTATACACTAATTTTATTAGGAGCCTTATCAATATTCTCACATATTCAGGGATGACCTGCCATTCTCTTCTATTTCCCGTATCGCCTGCTTATCCAGATTGCACTGCTCAATCACCGTCAGTAGCTGCTCATTCAGTATGAGACTGTCACTCCATGTCATTGTGTCCGGTATCACCGGAGGCAAACAGTCAGCGAGCAAATGTGCTGGAATGGGTACCGGTGGCACCGGAACGTATTCGGTTCGTGTGTTGCTGCAACCGGATAACAGCCCCATCAGGCACAGTGCGATTGGCACAATCATGATTGACCACCGCATCTTTGATGGCCGCTTTAGTCTGCTCAGAATCCACGGCTGACCGGTTCCGGCTTTCGCTATTAATGCGTGAGATATCATTGAATATCCTGACAGTCTGAAAGGTATTGGCGGTCATGACTTGTTGATGCTGATACTTCGTGTCCAGCTCGTTATAATCCTTGTCCTTTTGGTGATACTTGCTGTAGTAGAACCACAGCAGGCCACCGAGCAGACAAAACACGGTTATCAGCGTACCGATAATGAACATGCGCAGCCTGAACGTCATAGACGCTCAAACGCATTTTCAAACGTCGCCTCTGAATACGGTTGTTGGCCGTTCTCGTGCCGGATAATGGACTTAGCCAGCGCAATCAGCGTGGGTTTATTCATGTCGAGAACTTGATGCGGATCCACACTCAGCGCCTTAGCTACCCCGTTGATATAAGCCGACGTGTTGTTTTCATTGGTTGGGGCCCAGCGATTGATAATCTTAGATACGCTGTTGTACCCGCCCTTATGATAATTACACAACAGTTTCATCAGTGCCCGAATACCATACTCGGGTGATTCAAACCGGCAGAACCGTTTTTCAATGTTCGGGTCATGCTTCAACTGACCTTGCCATTGATTAGCTAAGTTATGATCAATGTTGCCCGGATTGTTATTGCGAATGCCTCTGGTCACTGTTTATCCCCCAAACGTTTATTAATGGCACGAACAGCAAACTCGCGTAGCTTCTCAACACCAATAAACCCAATGGCACCCCCGATAGCCGGTGCAAAACTGGCAGGAATACCAAACATCTCTAATCCACTGGACACACTCCATGATAGCGCACCACACAGCAGTGCCTCGACCCAGCGGTTCTTTCGTTCCACGCCGTCATAAATCAGGCGACCGTAGCAAATTAATGCCGCCAAAATAGAGCCGGATATTTGCGGCCATGAGTTTTTCAGGCCGTTGAGTAAGTCGGCCCATAAGTCAGGATTTTCTTTCATCTTCATATTTCCACCCCATCTGAACAATGGGCGTCCGTGGGGTGAACGATGGTTACCCCTGTGAGTAGGTTAATAGGAGGTCGTTATGGGAATTCCCATATCGATCGAATGAATATCAAATAGTTAGGATTGCAGATACGAAAAAGGCCGCATTTGCGACCTCGTTAAGAGTGTGCCCTCAGAATCGAGGGCGGTAGATACGCAGCGCGTACTGATAACAGGCTGTGCCTGCATGATTTCAGATGCTAAATTGTGGTCCTGCCAATATGAGCGTTTGCGGTCGGCTGGAACATGTAACTCCGCTACGCACCCAACACTTTCTCGGTAGTTGGCGACCAAAAAACAAAAAAACCCCGCGAGTGCGAGGCTTGGAAATTCGTAGTGAGTATAGTTACAAGTTCCCACTATTTGAAGATGTTAGACCAAGGCCGGACAAAATGCAACGGTTTATTTTGTCACCGCATTGAATGCAGCTTCGGCACGCTTTTCTTCCGAATAGCATTTCTCCACCAGCACTTGATAAAAGGGCTTCCAGTTCCGCCGCCATGTCCTTTCGTTCAGATCGGGTACATAAGCCTTGATTGCCGCATAAGCCACTGACGATGGAACTCGACTGTAACCTCGTCCTGAGCATCGCGGGCAGATTTTATAAACTGGCGCCCCCTGGATTTTAGTCTGTTCCTCATCAAGCACCAAGCCCCGCCCCTTGCAGCGGCAACGATTTGACAGAATGCCTTTGCCATTACATTTCTGGCATAGTTCACCCACTCGCTCTTTCTCAATCCACGGCTCAAGAATCACCTTACCATCAGTACGAACAATGCCGGGATGCTTCTCTACTTCCTTCATTCCGTAAATAAGCCCTTTCCCTAGACACTCTGAGCACTGACAGGTGGACGCAGCGGATCGGGAATATTCTTCAAAGGCCATCTTCGATAAGATCACCAAACATTGCCCCAGCTTATTTCCCGCCGCTTTTGCTACCAGTTTAGGAACTCTTAGCCTTGCGTACTGTGTCAGTGCTTCTACAGTACTGAATCGACCCTCTTTGCTGATGCCGTTCTTGGCGAAAAATGCCGTCATGCCAAACTTAGCCTGTGATTCAGCCATCCCTAAAGCCGCCGCAGTGTCCATGCCTTTCATCCTATCAGGGGCGGTACTGGTTGCATCACTAAACGCCGGTGACTTCGGATGAAAATGTTTCAGGGCTGATTCCAGTTTCATTGTTATGCTGTCTCCGCTGTCTTTTTCGGAAATACTAATTCTCTGGCCTGATCCCCGTTTTGGAGCAGGTCGTTAAAATCCCCACTGTCCGGCCAGCGAACACTGACCCTTTCCAAATCGTTATTTGCCTTTAGATTTTTAGTCGCACACGCCATTGCCGCCGCATGACCTGTGGCGCTCCAGTCCGTATCCGCGAAGATAATGAGGTGTTTAACTCCCCTAGGAACCAGAAAGCGCTCCATAAAACCCGCATTCACGACTGACCAAGTGTTAACGCCGTAAATCTGTTTGCAGGACAGCGCGGTTTCGATGCCCTCAGCAATCCCCAGTGTTGAATCCACCGGAAACAAACGAATAGCTGGTGACTGAGCGTGATCGCGATAGCTATCTTCCTGCGTAGCATCCAGTTTCTTTTGCGGGGTAATGTCGGCCTTTTTGTCCCCGTCAAGGTAGGTGCGATGCAGATAGCATAATGTCCCTTTCGCGTCGGTCACCAGTGACCAGAGCGCCTGTAGCTTCCCATTGCGGACAGGCTGATCGGCGCAATACCTCACGTTATCAGCGGGCAGAACATGAATGCCCCTGCTTCGCAGATAGTCTTCACCCTGCGTGCCTTTCAGGTTGGGCAGATTGGAGTAACAGGCGGTCACTCGGTTTCTGAATTTGGTGATATTTGTCTCTTTTTTCACTACGCTGCGCTTGTCTGACTGGATACCCAGCAACAGATCAATCTCATCAGCCAGTGTGACAAACTCTTTGCCCTGCGTCAGGGTGAGTAACTTCCAGCCGTCCCCCGCATTGCAGGTGCAAATAAACGTGCCTCGCCCGTCACGATCATCAATGCGAAACTTGCCTTTCCGCCCACAGATTGGGCACTTCCCTTTAAAATGGTTCTTACCTGTCACAGGTGGCAATTTGTAATAAGCAAAGATTTCAGGCCAGCGACCAACAACGGCCTCGGTCGTTTTTATTCTGTTCACTGTGTGCCTCCCTGATGTGATGGTCTGCCTAATTTTTCACGGATATCGCGCACTTTTTGGTGGGCAACCTCAAGACGCATTTCCTGCTGTTCCTGTTGAGTTCGCTCGGCTTTCTTACGGGATTTCGCCCACGCAATTTGTTTATGTTTGATAAAATTACTCACTTCGGGGGTCAGTTCCTGCGGGGTGTCGTGAAACCCGCGCGGCCAGACGCCGAACTTGTCTTTAAACGTGTTTGATACCCAGCCATCACTGATAGTCTTGCCCTGTGAAGCCCGCTGGTTCTGGTAGTACTTTAATTGTGAGTAGAAACTCTGCTTTTCGGCCTGTGTGTAGACACGTTCTTTCTTGCTGAGTTTCTGGATAGTGCGGCTGGTATCGACATCAACATCCTCACCTGTCAGCGGTTTAAAATCACACTTCGGGCAGACATAGACCCCTGCGGGTTTCATGTAATGACAAGAGGGGCACTCTTTGGGCAGTTTTTCTCGCTTTTCCTGTTCCCGGTAACTGTCACGGGTTTTCATGCCGTCGTTTTTACTGGGTAGTTCGTCATATTCGATATCGTCGGGATAACCGAGGCGGTGGACTGTGCCGGAGTGATCGAAGATAAGGCAGCTTTCTTTACCCGGTGCAGTACGTAAGCCTCTGCCGAGACATTGAGTCCAGCGTATTTCTGACTTAGTTGGCCGGGCGTAGATAATGCAACGGACATCGCTATCAAAACCAGCGATCAAGGTGCCAACATTCACGAGGACTTTCGTTGCACCCTGCTCGAAACGGTGAATAATAATCAGGCGTTCTTCGTGGGGTGTCTGGGCGGTAATAATCTCAGCATTCACCCCGGCGCGATCAAATTCGACCGTGACGAAATTGGCATGACTGACCGTGACACAAAAACAGATAGTCGGCTGATTATTACCATTCGCTAACCAATTACTGACAATATCGCCCACCAAATCTGCGCCGCACATGATTTCGGCTATCTCATCTTCCTTGTAGTCACTGCCGTATTCGGCGCTTTGATTACTTTTCACGCCGCTTAAGTCGGGCTTGGTGGGTGCATAGAATTCATACCGGCTTAAATCGCCACGCTGGATCAACTCTTTCATGGTGGTTGGCTTAATCAGCTTCTCGTAGTAGTGACCGAGGAACGGGGCAAACGGTGTACCTGATAACCCAATGACCGGGATGTCGCTATCGCGGATAATTTCCAGCATCCGCTTACGGCGTAAGTGCGCCTCGTCAATGATCAGTAAGTCGATATTGTCCGGGAATTCACGGCGAATGATGGTATCGGCCGAAGCAATCTGGATTAATCGGCTCGGGTCATAGTTCGGATGGTCACGCCACACATAACTGATTTCGTGCTCTGGCAAACCATACTCGATAAAGCGGGTTGCCGTCTGGTCTACGAGGATCGTATACGGCACACAGAACATGACACGCATTCCACGGGACACATAACCATCAGTAACGAAAGCCGCCAGCCCTGTCTTGCCTGAACCTGTGGGGCTGTACACCATGAAAGTACGATGCTGCTTCCAGTCCTGACGCAGCATATTTAGCGCGCGTTCCTGAGCAAAGTTGGGGGTAATTTCTAGCATGATGTTACTCCCTTTATTTTTCTGTGTTGCCGTGCGATACTTTGCGCAGGTAACTTTTCGTTAGTGCCTGCTGCAAGAGCCTGAACAGTTTTACTCGCCAAAGGTTGGCTGTTCGGTTTCTTGCACCCGCTTACTCTTCCATTCTGATTCAACATTGATACCCTCACTTGAATGTTTTCCACTGCCAGAGCACAACCTTTCCTAATTTCTGTGACTTCTCAGTCCTTGTTAGCACCTGAACTGGGTAGCACGGATCACATCAACCCCGTTCACGCAATAACGCAGAGGTTGTTTGCCATCTTTGAGCAGCACGAAGCCGGACACGCCAGCGGGTAACTCGCTTAATTTCAGCAACGAACGTTTACGGGGTGATCGGTTGTCGGCTTCGATAGCGCACTTCTCACCTGTTCGGGTGGTCACCATGTAATCAACCCGCCCATTGCGCCCGTCACTCAATCCGATCACGGTGAAATTCTTTTGCAGGAACCAGCCTTGCTCACGGATCTTTGCTGTGAGTACAGCTTCAAAGTTCTGCATGTCAGCAGCAGTGAGAAACTGCTCTTCCAATAAGGTGATTAATTTTTCTTTCAGCTCTGTGCTCATGTTGATTTCCTCAATGGTTATTTTTGTATCACTTGGGTAGTACGGCGATTTTTGAAACCCTATTAGTGCACTTAATTAACTTATGTACTCCCTACTAAGATCTATTTAAGTAATGTGTTCTTACTTGGCTGTGCTTTACCTTACTGAACTCTCCAACTCCCCCTTACCCCCTCGGTTCTCTTCCCTATCGATGTACTAGTTATGTGATACATGAAAACCCCGAAACTTGATTACTGATTAACTACCCTCAACGGCTCCGCTGCATAACCCTGTGCCGCTCTCTCATACTTCGTGACAAACTCTCTGAGCCGGATATTTGCTGCCCGTCGTGCTGCGTTGTCCTTCCGGTATGACACGGGTTCCTCATCCCATGCCGCCTGATACACTTCTGAGTACTTGGCGGTTATTTTTGCCCGTGTGCTGGCTCTCAGCTTCGCTAACGTTTCTTGTATCCACACGCCATCGTCAGGGTAAAAATGCGATGGCATGGTCACTTTGGTGTAATCAGGAAACATGATCATGCTCCGTGGGCGGTGGGAACACTTTAGGCAGATCAGGGCGTAGCTCGTGGGCTTGGACTGCGCCGTTTGTGGCTTCGACGATTATCACCACGTTTTCTGGTGATATTCTTTTCTTCCCAGTTAACCAATCACTCACCGTGGATTGAGCTTTGCCAATATGTTCTGCAAATCTCTTCTGACTACCCCATAGTTTTATAGCCCTCTCTATTGCTGTGTTAATCATAATCTCCTCAATCACAAATTAATCGCTATAGCTATTATACAAATGATGTAGCAATAATCAAATGCTATAGCGATTTTGATTTATCATCGCCATAGCGATATAATAAGATTATTAAGCGATTCATTAACGATTACTCATAAAGGTTGAAAAATGACATTTACAGAAAGGCTGAATCGTGCAATGCACGAAGGTGGGTTTAGTCAAGGCGCGCTGGCTAAAGCTGTTGGAATGGCTCAATCCAGTGTGTGGAAGTTAACTTCGGGTGCAGCCATTCGCACCACTCGACTTGTCGATATAGCTCGCGTTTTAGATGTACGCCCAGAATGGTTATCTGATGGAACGGGACCAATGAGGGAAAGCAGCGATGAACCAGAGTGCAATGATATAGAATTCATTGAATACAAAGGAATGTTTCCGGTTGATATGTACGAGGGGGATGAGCCTACCGATGATCAAATAATGATTCCTAACTTGGTGGAATCTAAAACCTGTAGAGCATACAAATTACATGTGAATAGTGGATGTTCGGAAGCTCCTGCGGGCACAATTATAGTTATTGATAGTAATGAGACAGCAGGAACAAATGATCTGGTGTATGCCAGAGTCAACAAAGTGTTATCAGTCTATAAATTCGTTCAAGGTGGCTCTCATGGATATCTATCTGTTGATGATAACCGCGTTCCACTGGTTGATGTTGGGGGTTCTGATGTTGAAGTTCTTGGGGTTATTGTATTCCTCCTCCGAAACATGAAACACCGCTGATAGCCCAACTGCTCTGCCATCTCTTTATTTGGGACGGGAGTTGCATATCTCCCAGTTCCCATTCTAATTAACTGAGACAATTTCACCCTCCTAAACTGTACACACATACAGTATTATACTGCATTAATTATAACTCATTTGCAATAACATAAATTCTTTATTTTACTTCATAAAAATCAACATACTATCCCATTCCCAGCAAGGCACCCAAAAAAATAATCGCTTTGGCGGTTGACATATTAATCGCTATAGATATCATTACTGCACATGGTACAGAAAAGAAAAATCGATACCAAAGAATTAATGCATTTACTTTTTTGTTTTGTAGCCGGAGGGGCTAATGAAAAGCGGTAACCAAAGCGCAGCTTATAACGCGGAGTTAGTTCAGAAGTACAATATTGTCGATTCATATTCAATCAAACGCATAAATAAAAAGCGTCCCAATCACTCATTACTTAAAGGATATTATAGTGGTGAAATAATATATTCCTTATATATAAGGGATGGGGATTATATGGTGTTGGTTGATGCTTTCAAAAACTTAAATAGTGCCAACCAGAATGCCCAGAGAATTATTGGCAATCACCCTCAAATGGAAAAATATTTAGCAACGCTGGGTAAACCATGAAAACTTTTATCTTTGCAGCAATAGAGCGAGCTAACACAAAACAAAGCCGCCCTATATGTATTAAGGCTCAGGCAACTAATGAGCAGGAAGCGAGAAAGTCACTAGCTCCTACGCATGTAATTTTAGGCTGGATGGGTCAAATAGTTAATCGTAACTGAGATAAACAATATTAATTCTGAGGGAATAAAAATGAATACATCAACAAGCACTTCTGCATTATTAGCGGCTGAATGTAGAAAAGATTATGTTCATTACCGTCATTTGGCTAACCTATTTTCTCCTCGTTCTCAAGACCGTAATTTTTTCAATAAAAAGGCTTGGTTGCAGCGCAAAAAATTTCGTGATTGGTCTGCTGTTTTAGTCAAACAAAGTAAATTTATT